TCTGTTCAATAAGATTGTTACTAACCGTGCAAAGTCAGTAATCTTATTCTACACTGAGGTATTTTTTTCTCAACCTTCTTTCTTGGAATTCCTTATATTTGAATTATACAGGAAGCTCCTTGTATGGTTCTGGAAGAGGTTGCCATGCAATAACATTATGCTTATTTGTATACCATCTTTCTCCCTCTTGTTTTCTAGTCCACCATTCTTTTTCGCGATTATTATACACTCCCATACATACTTCTCCATCTTCAAGAGTAACCAGTTGCATATCATAGATTCCTTTATGATTATCTTCCGGTAACCGCCCTTGTACCGGAATCCAACCGTTATCATCACAAGATACCTTTGCTTCTCCGTAAAACTCAAAGTAATCATTAAGCCATTTAACAACATAATCCAATTTGAAAGAACTATACCCTATGGTGTATTCATCTTCACCGACTTTTTTAAACTTAATATGATAATATGGTTTTCCATCAATTTGTCTGGTTATTATCTCTGCGCTTGTTACTTTCTCTTTTTCAACTTTTTCCATTTCAGAAATAGTTTCATCCATGTGTGAACGGATAAACTCTGTTGCTTCTTCAATTCCTTGTACAATATATGTACATTTATCCTCTTTGTTTCTTCTTTGATACTCAACGATATCGTCAAGATCGCATTCGTATACATCTTTTGTATATTGCGTTACCTCTTCCAAAATCTTCTCTAATATTTCCATATAGTTCATCTCCTAAGTATAATTCACATTCTATTTTTTATATAATCTTCAACATCACTTTTTGCATTTTCCGGCTCACAATAAATCCTGCATCCTGTCACCGTGCTGTCCACCAAATCAGAATCATTAAAATCTGCGCCATTCTTTTCAAGCCATGTGTCTAATTCATTACATACGTCAATCAAATTCTTTGCAAGTTTCTCGCGCCGGTCAATAAGTCTTTGAACTTTCTTCGGAATTTTCATCACTCCACCTCCAACAAACTATTTCTTAAATTCACATGCTAAAATCTCGAATTCCACATCGTCATGCAACTTTCCATCCAGTAGTTTTGCAACCTGTCTATGATAAGCACACTCTCTACCGCCATGCTTTTTAATAAAATTTCTATATCCTTTAACTGCTGGGTTCTCGACAAATGCACTCCATGATACTCTATTCATGCCGTGTTTTTCAAATAAATCACAAATCACTTTATAAACATCTCTTGCGAACTCTATATGATTTCCAAAACTTATAATTCCGAAGTTATCTGCACTCATTGTTATCCAACTTATACGATAAGATATGTACCCAATCACATTTCCATTGTTATCAACTGATGCGAAATGATGAGCGTCATAATTATTGTCAGGAATTGTTGGTAGTTCGCTCCCTGTCCATCCGCTATAGAACATATATTTAAGGTCGTACCATGTCCTCAAAAAAAGTTTTTCTAATTCCTCTTTGTATAATTGCGCTGGTTTTAGCATCACTTCACCTCCAATCAAAATGAATATGCTACCCAAAAATATTGCGTACTTCCTTCAATCGGATAGTAATATATTCCATCTCCGGAATCTTCCCCGCGCATCCATTGGTCACAATATTCTCCATCTGTTTGTTCTTCTCCGTTTGGTTCTTGAGATACCCCAAAACCGTCTATCCAAAAATCCTCAAAACCATTTTCATTAGCAAACTCTTCCAATTCTTCATAAAGTTTATCTATTTCTTTTTTTAGCTCCTTATATCTTTCTGCTTTACTTGCTATTTCTTTAGGTGCTTTCATTTATCTCTCCACCTCCAACAACTCCTGATTATCGAAAATGTTTCCGATAACCTCGGCATCTTCTGGTTCTACAGATTCTCCAAGGAAACTCAATTTACTCACTTATTTTTCTTCCTGTGCGAACTTGTAATTTAATTCAAGAAGTTTCTCAAAAGTCATATCGTCTTCTCCAAGATACAAACATTTGCATTTACCAAAACGTTCTGTATATTTTTTAATTCTTTCTGGTCTGTTCTCGTATAAATCACCTTTTGCATAATACTTAGAAGAACACAAATGAGATGCTAAACATTCTCCTTCTTCCGTAATCAAATAATAAATACCGTCAATATTTTTTATTCCATTTGTGCTATTACTGCATACATATAATTTCATATTTTCCACCTTTCCGTTCCCAACAGTCACTCGCAGGGAACTCAAATATATTATTCCGACCAATCAATCTTCTGTCCACAATCACAAACCGTCATAGTATCATCAATAATTTCATTGCAACAAGGACATCTGCCAACAGCTCCAACAACGATACCATTATCTTTGACCAGACTTCTTTTTACTGCTTCCTTTGGCAACTGCTTTTCCAGTGCTTCGATTGCAGTTCTGGCATTATCGGCAACCATTGTATGATCACATCTATCATAGTTATCGCACTCTTCACACACTGTATCGTCTGCAAATGACTTCATGCAATATATCGCTTCTCTAACTTTCTTTTCGTTCATCTTTCATCACCTTCTCGTAGCATTCTTTTAATTGTTCATCGGAATAGTTTCTAAAAGTGCAAGTTCCGCTATCTCTCAAAGCACATGTGCTCAAACATTTTCTTTTATTGCAGAACTCATAACACGCACCAATCATCTCTTCTCTACTTGGTTCAACCTCAATCTTCTCTCCTGTCAGTTCTTCCAACTTCTGTCGCATTGCTTCGGCAGTCATGCGCTTGGTTTCTTTGCGATCCCAGATAATTTCAAGATTGCAATCTTCAAGTAGACCTTCTAAATTGCTCGAGCAATCATTCCTTACCTTAAAAACTCTAACAATGTCATATGCTTTATTGTGAAATGAATGTTCTGTTAAATCATCCCCATATCTGCTTAACCTGTTGTAACCACTATTTCTTGTAGCTATATTTCCAAGCACAAGGTATCTTCCTCTTTCTCTTGTTTCAATCACCATACCATCTTTCAAATCTGCTTTTGTAAATTCCTTTTCCATATTATTCATCCTTTCCGCAGCAGTACCCGACCATTGCTCCGATCAGAAACGCTGCCAGTATCAAAATTCCTGTTGTCACTTCTTATATTTCTTTTTCTTTCTCACAAATCCCTTTAAAACATTTATCCCGGTTTCGTCACATAACGCTTCATTCATCAAGAGAAAGTAGTTACTATCTTCTTCCGCGTAATGCAGTTGTTGAACTGCAAAATCGATGAACCTAATAAGTCTCTTTTTTGAATATCACTCATGCCTGTGAAGATAATCTGCCGTTATGAGAAAAAATAAATCCATTGCATTTCTCACATCTTGATTGAACTTTTCATCTTCTTTCTGTTTTTCTATCCGCTTATGTGCTTTGTTCGCCCAACTCATTCACTCTTCCTCCCAGTATTCCACTGTATACTCCATCTGCTTTTTATTGCCAGAATCAGGAATCTGCTGTCTGCCAATTCTGACAGAGTATCCAGCCTTTAATAACAACGTTGCTATCTTAAGCCGGTCTTCCTCGTTCCACTGCGCAGAACCTTTCCGGATACTCCTAATCACGTTTTTCATTTTCCTTTCACCCTTTTCTTTCTCTTTCGTTTTGAACCGGCATACATAAAAGCTGCCATATTACCAGTCTTGTATCCTATCGACTGTTTCCTTGGACTTCCATTGAAACTATGCTTTATTGATTTTGCCATTCATATTCACCTCCATCAACTTACTTTCTAGTGAATCCATGTCGTACTTCCTACGCTCGAAATTATTATAATTTCTTACATTCTTTTCATTCTTTCTTTCTTGTTTGTGTGCTTTTGATGTTCCTTTGTTGTTCTTTTGTTGTTCTTTTGATGTTCCCTGATATTGATAAACATCATAATTCACAATGGTTATTGCTGTTCTTTTGTTGTTCGCACTTCGGACAATCATTGATTCACCTTCTAAAAACTTTAAAAATAACTGAACCTTTTTTCTGCCCCATCCCCACCTGTCCATCAATTTCAGTTCTGACGTAATAAAACTACCGCGCTTTATTGTTTCCACCTTATTCCCGACCATGCATTTGTTGTCTGAATGATTTGCCAGTAGAATAAGGTCAATCCACGCTTGCCCCTTTGAAAAAGGCTTATCACTCCATATTTCGTGATATAAAATGTCTCTATGTATTTTTATCCAACCGCTCATACCGAGACCTCAATTCTTTGTTCTTCAAGTTCTGCATATTAATCACATATCTTTATCTTCGCTCAACAGATCCTTAAACTTTTCAAACTGTTTCTGTGAAATCTTATTGTTCTTCTTATCGTCCCTAATTTCAATTTTAAGGTGCTTTTCTGCTATAGACGATAATTCCCTAGCCAACGCCTTTTTTCCTGCTTGTACGCCCTCTCTGTACGTTTTCGGTGATTTGTATTGACCGACAACTTGTTTTCCTACCGATTGCCCGCCTGCCGTAATGTTATACATCTGAAATCCGTTATCAGCAAAGCATTTAATCATTGAGATTTCTCTTTCATCTAGTTCACTCTTAGGACATGTTTCAAACATTAACTTCCATCCATTTTTATTGTCTTTGCTATAAAATCCATGTTTTTTAAGACTCAATGCTATGTGATCGTATTCACCCAAATGAGAAGCACATCTTTCACACAAATTAACTGCTTGTCCGCAATATGCTCTTCTAATCTTCGCTTCATCAGTTCTATAAAAAACATAAATGCCACTTGAATATGGAATGTTCGGACAAATTATTTTAATTCTGTTCTCGCGCTCTGCTTTTATTGCGTATATCTTTTTATAGTTTTGTTTTTTTGAATGTTCCATCCAGATTCCTTTTTGCTGTATAATGTATTTTCTTTATCACTTGACCGCACTTTGTGCTACACGTTTGCTTTTCATTTCTTCTACGTATTTCAAATTTTTTGCCACATACAGGGCATATTTTGTATCTTTCTTCGTCTGTCATAGTATCTCTTTTGTTCAGACAGTTTTCTTTGTTTGTTAAAAATCTGCAATTAGACGGTTCATAGTTCCCGTTTACATCTATTCGGTCGATTGTCAGATTATTTCTCCCGCTTTTCCTTATTTCCTCTCTATATCCATTGGAAATACACCAATTACGAAAAGATATATAATCATTTTTCCATTCTTCACATACAGAAATACCTCTACCTCCATAACTATGATAGTGAACGTTGTTTCCGCAGTCGCACTTACATCTATACATTATTTGTGATTTTCCATTTGGTGTTCTTGCATTATCTACTCTTTCAATCACAATTAATCTTCCAAATCTCATTCCAACAAAATTAGACTTTTCCTTACTGTTTTTCTGCTCAATAGCTTTTACCTGTCTAAAGTTTTGATAACTCAATACACGTCACTCCAATCTATGCAAAAGGAACTTCATCGTCTATATCTGACGGAATGTGCATGAACCCGTCCGAATCGGTAGGCATATTTCCATAAGGTGATTGTCCTGCCTGTACATTGTTGTTATTCTGCTGATTTGCATTTTTGCTCTCAGCAAATTCCTGCTGCTCAACGAAAATATATGCTGACTGTCTTTTGTTTCCGTTCTTGTCTGTGTAGTTATCAATCTGCATCCGACCGCGAACAATCATCTTTACACCTTTTGTAATATATTTTTCTGCAAATTCAGCGGTCTTTCCAACCACTTTGCACATGATAAAATCTGCTTCTTTTTCTCCATCTTTTTTGTACTGTCTATCAACCGCAAGAGTGTAATTCCCAAATGCTGTTGATTTTTCGCCCTGAGAATATCTCACTTCTGCGTCTCTGACCGCCCGACCGACAATTACAATGCTGTTCATTCCTTATCCTCACTTTCTGCAAGCTCTTTTATAATGTCCGGTATAATCTGCCGATACATTCTCTGCTCCTGCATGAAGAACGCACACGCCCCAATCGCTGATTCTTCACTTTCTCCATGACCGACATTCTCGATTGCCTTATCTGCTAAAATTCTGCACTTTTTCGCAGATTCTTCGCAATGCGAAAGAATATCTTTGACTTTTAATGTTTCTTTCATTGTTTTTCACTGTCCTTTCCCGAAGTTATTACGAAATTTTCCGCTTCTTCCTTTGTGAAAAACAATCTGTTTTCAATATCTTTTTCGGAAATACGAATTTCCCAAAATTTAAGATTTTCATCGTTTCCTGAATATTTAACAGTTATGTATATATAATTTTCACAAATCATTAAAGAAGATATTTTAAATGGAATTACTTCTCTTTCACATATCATGTATACCTTATCTCCAACCTTATATGGAAGTTTCAGAAATTTTCCTTGTTCCTCTAAATCTTCGTATTCTGCAAGTTTTTCTACCATTTCTTTTACATATATACAGTTTCCTGTACCTTGCGAACAATCATTGCAAAACGAACTACAACTTATTCCGCCTTCTTCGTTTTTTACAGAGACAATTTCTCCGTATTTTCTTTCCGTTAATCTTTCCATAATCCACCTAAAACGGTTCTAACCGTAATTCCCTTTCTATCCCTTTTTCTGCTACCCACACATCCACATCACAGTCAACCAGTTCTTCTATTTCCTCTCTGAATCGCTTATGATTTCCATTCTGTGAACTTAAATGCAATAAGCCTACACTTCTTAGCACTGGACTATTAATCGTCTGTATGAGTCTTTTGCACGTTTGCAATTCCAAGTGTCCTTGAAGTACATGATTTGATTTTCCTTGATTTTCTTCCACATCTAAGTAATCCTCGGAATAATTACACTCAACCATTGCATGGTTGATACCTATTTTAGAGAAATCGTATTTGCAATATTCCGCGTCCGTAATAAATAGCAAGCAACCTATTTTTTCATGTTTAATAAAGAATCCATCACACTCTGTTCCATCATGCGGTGATTGGAACGGTATCACTTGGAATGAACCTACATTTGTAACGTGCATCCGGTTCATTCCAACTGTCTTTTCTCCGTAGATTGTTTCAATCCGTTCCTGTACTTCATCAGATGCATAACAATTGATCCCGTATTTCATGTACTGCTTGGTGTACTTTGCATGGTCGCCTTAACCATGCTCATGAGAGATAAGGCATCCGGCAACTTTACTTGTCTGATAATCAATCGCACGCAACATTTCTTTCGACGGAACTCCACATTCTATTAGTAGAACTTCATCATCTGAAATGAGTGCATATCCATTACCACTACTACCAGAATTTATACATTTCATAAGCATTAGACCACCTCCTTGTAAACATTTTCCTTTCCATCAATCATTTGTCCAAATATTGCAACAAGCACATTCTTCACAATCGAATTCCCTGCTTGTTTATACAACTGTGTATTTGAATTTACTTCTTGTGCTTTTTCAAAATCATAATCTTTGAAATCCATTAATCTCCAACATTCTCTCGGAGTTAGTTTTCGTATTCTGTATTGTATATCAATGCAATTATTGGTTTGCATCACTAGATTGTCTTTCTGAACGCTTGTGAGCGTATTACTCGTTCCGTTTTGATTTATTTCCAAGCATTGCTCTGTATGTACTCCTGACGTTCTGTCTGATGGATTCTCCGGATTTCTGCCACGCATAGCAACGCAAACATAATTATCTTTTGGAACCGTACTTAATGTATTAGTCACTCCGTCTTTCCTTAACTCCGGCTCTCGATATTCATTAAATCCGTGTTGCAATTCGTGGTTTTCATATTGTTTTCTCAATGCTTTGCCCTCTTCCGTTCGCACCATTCGTATCGAACTAGCTTGTAAAATTTTCGGTTCTTTATTTCCGCCTTGCATTGTACTCAATGTTGGACTACACCACCCCTCGTCATAAATTCGGTTCGTACTCTCAAACTTGCTTTCAAATGAACCTATAACCTTTACATCTTGCATTCAATCACTCCGTTGTTTAATGATGCATATTTCCCTATTGAATTTCCGTCTTTTGAAACATGAGACAAAATACAATTAGAAATATCTTTTTCTTTTGGGTTGTTAAGTGACAAGTCTATTGCTTTCAACAACACAGTTTCCGTCTGACCGCAAATTGCTGATACCGGCATCATACCTTGCTTTGATACAATTTCCAATTGCTCTTGCCTTTGGCTTATTGACAGTTCCGTCAACTGTCCGTCTGTCCGTCTGTCCGTCTGTCCGTCTGTCCGTCTGTAGGAATTGTATTTTGAAGTGTTCCATTGTCAATAAGTTTTTGTATCAGCTTTTGCGCTTTCTCATTGTTTATGTAATACTTCTCATCTACTACATCTTCTAAATAGTCTTTCATTACTCTTTTTAGTTCTATTGGTTCTGGAAATGTAAACTTCCAATCTCCCAAAATGCTAACCATAAAGCAACGATTTCTATTTTGTGCAACTCCATAATTCTTTGCGTTTAGGTCTTGCCAATAATTCGAATAGCCTTTACTTTCAAGAAATGATATCCAGTTTTGAAAATCTTCTATATTTTTCTTTCCGTGAACCTGTGGCACATTTTCCATAAGCAGCACTTGTGGCAAATTCTCAACTTCATTCAACAATCGTTCCACTTCCCACAACAATCCAGACCTTGTACCACTGTCTTTTGCCATTCCTTTTTGTTTCCCGGCAACTGATAAATCTTGGCATGGAAATGAATATGTCATCAAATATGTAAACTTTTCTACATCTTCAATTCCTAAATCTGAACCATGAATTTGGGTAATGTCCATTTTTGGAAATTCTGTTCCATGAATTGAGTTATAACTTTTAATAGCATACTTATCGAGTTCAACCACTCTGTAATGTTCAAAATCTGCTCCTAAATCTCTAAGTGCCATTGCTTGACTTCCAACTCCTGCAAAAAGTTCAATCAACATAATGGGATTTTTAATTTTGAATAAAGGTTTTTCATCGTCTAAAAAGCTTAATTGTTCAAATTCAACCATTCTCTCTTAATCCTTTCCAACTGCCTGTTCAATTTCTGTGTAATCATCTGATTTACTTCCGGTGTAGAAAGAAGCAGGTATTCGATCTGCCATAACATAATCTGCACATCCGCAATTTCTTCAACCAAATTGTCTCTGCACTCTGCAATACTTTTCTCAGTCCTTTGACCGTTTCCGCAAACTCTCCACCACTTATTGATGGCTTGTGTCAATTCTGCCATCTCTTCAATGCACTGTCTGCTTTGCGAGTCATATCCGTAATGTTCGGCAATAATCTTTATTTTCTCTGCTTCGTCCATGCTATACATCCCCAAATTCGTTAATAGCTTTTAACTTTTTTCCAAGTTATCTATTTCACTTTTCTTAAGATCAATGGCTCGATCAAAATAATGTGCAAATATTTCTTTTGCTTTCTTATCATCTTTTTCTTCTAAGACAACTACGTTTCCTCCGATTAAACTCGCAACATCTTCTTTTTTAACGAACGAACTAAAATATCCGTCCGGGAATCTGCTTATCGGTTTATAAGTTTTTGGCTTTTCGTCCACTTCACATTCAGAATATGTGAGTTTTGGATTACTTCCGTATAGTCCTTTCAAAATGTAAAAATGTAATTTCATATACTATACCTCCACATCTTCATCTTTCGGAAACTGAAAAATCACATTATTGACATATTCGATTTTCGACTTTTTATCATCTGTGATTGTGATAATTCCGTTCGTTTTTGTTATTTCAAGTAATTCCCTAAACTTTTCTGAAGGTTCTATATTTTGAAAAACAACTGGCATCCCTGTATAAGCACTTCTCAACATTTCCATTGCTTTCATGGCTTTTTCTTGTATAGAATATTTTGCAACTGATGACATATACAATTCTGTTGGAGGAGCAGTACAACCTATCGTTGCTACAATCCTGTTGTCTTTTGTAATTGAAAATACAAATTTCTTATACGGAATATCTTGCATTCCATCCTGGCTAATTACTCTCATTTTCTATCCCTCCGTCACGAAACTTGGTTCTTCTTTCGCTTCCACGTCTGCCACAACTTCAAATGGCTGTGAATTTTCGTTTTCTGCGATTTTTCTGTGTGCAATCTCGCTTACATCTGTTTCAATTTCCATTCCAGCCATAAAGTTACTCTGCTGAGTCGGATTCTCAAAATCAAGTTCAATATGTTTGCAAAGTCTATGCAGCACTGTCTTTTTATACATTTCCCCGGTGAAATTCTTCCAAGCCGGAGAATTGCTCGCCTTACTGGATTTTCTTGTGTTCTCCAAGTCTGCAAGGCTCATTGTGTCGTATACCATTCCCCCATCGGCGAATAAGCACACTGCAAATGCGCCAATAATCTTTCCATCATTAAAAGCCTTTGGTTTGAAGTTGATTCCCTGCTCTCCGTTTTCGATAACTTCTTCGAATTCATCACCTTCACGAACAAGTTTTGCGTAAATATCCTTGATTGGACGGATAGAATACTTCTTTGCGAGTTTCTTTGCTCCACGATAATCCGTCTGATAATTCAACTGGCTTCCATATGGAACGAGGTATGCTTCTTTGTTGAAGAAGTCCAATCCCAGCGTAGCACCTTTCATCAAGCCGGACATAATCTCCGACTGCTTATACTCCATGAGTTTTGGGTTATCGTGGATCAGCGCAAGAGTATTCTGCACGAATCTCTGTTTATTAAAATCTTTCGGAAGTGCGTCATTCACGCTATCCAGTTTCTCCATTAAAGCCATATCAAATGTCTTTGGTTTCTGTGCTACTGTTCCTGTATTCTGCGTTACCACCTGTGTATTTTCTGACATAATTTATTCCTCCTCTTCTACTAACTAAAACTTGATTCTGGTTCTGCTTCCGGAAAAATATCATCAGTATCATAATCTTTATCAATAATGATTGATGTTCTTGCTCTAGTAAGACGCATAAGTAATATCTTGAAATCATCCATATACCTCAACGATGAAATCATCAAATCGTTTTCTAATGAAAGTGTATACGGTTTTTCTTTTCCACTATCCCGCGCCCATTTCGAAATAGGAATTTCGATATTAAGTGATTCATCGTGCTCGTTTTGAAATGTAATTACTGCTCTTTGTACATTTCCCCATGACGGTTTATCAAGTTCTTCTACGCTCATTTCGCAGTCTACACACGAATAAGAAACTCCATCATCGTAATCAATTTCCAATCCATCTGTATCAATTTCCTTTTCGCACCGCTTTTTCCAAATTTTGAACAAATCAGTTACTTTGATTTCTTTTTGCTCTGGCTCAATCATCAAATCTCTAAAATTTTCAAGGATTGTTTTATTTCCCATGCAAGCATCAGAATTAACAATTTCCGTCAAAACCGAATCCAGCTTAGGAAGATATTCGGAGAAGTCATATTTTTCGATATACGGAACCATAACCTCTGTAACTTTGTTTTTGATTGCTTTTTCCGCATCTCCCCACCGAAAAGCATCCTCTACTGCTTTTTCCATCATCTTTTTAAACTTATCTTTTACAATTTCTTTCACATCATCATCTGATAAAGACTGCATGGCAATATTGAGTAATTCCTCTTTCATTTATCTATTCCTCCATTTCTTCTACTACTCTTAATTCCCCATCGTACTTGTAAACCGCACCATCTGATGTATCTACTTCCGTCACAACCGCCTTTGCCTTTCCGGCTTTTACAATATCTCCAAGTTTCGGAAGGAAGTTGCAAGCAAAAACATAGTCTTTTCCGATGGCTTCTCCATGCTTTAAGTATCGTGCTTTAATTGCGATCATTCTTTACACCGCCCTTACATTTTCTACATGGTATCTTCCAAAACCACTCGTTCTGCCACTTCCAATTCCAAGTCCAAATCCTGCAATATTGATGATATTGATAATCTGTTCCGCAGAATATACATTTTCCATATAAGAAATTGTGAATGTTGCGCTCCATCCAGTAAATCGATTTAGATGAACAAGCACTGGACTTCCTTTCTTTGGAGACATCAATTTCTCATCAATAAAATGCTCTGCAAATTTAATCGGAACTAAACCGCTTTTATCCACCATGTTCACGTTTGCATCAAATTTTGTCTTGTACTTGTCGATCTCGGCGCGAACTACAGCGTCTCCGAAAGATTTTTTCAACCCAAAATCAGTAATGCAAGGCGCATTTTCCTTTAATGCTTTTGCAAGACCTTTTTCTGAAAAATCGGTAGGTTTTCCGTTATACCAGTGCATAGAGGTAATGATTTCTTCCCACGTATTAGGTTTTGTAGTGTCTTTTGCCTTATCCTTTCTCTTATCAATCAACTGCTTTGCATTGACATCATTCATTTTATTAAGGACTAAATCACTATCCCCTACTATGGTTACTTCCATAAACTTATTTCCTAATGGCTTTAATTCAATTACATCTTCATTTTTCATTTTTATATCCCTCTTGTATGATTTTCTATTTGACCGCCCAGTTCGTTGCAATAGTCTGTTTTCTTATATGCTCTTCTATTCTTCGGTTTCGTAATCTTCATTATTCTGTCCTATTCATTCGTAAAGTGTGGTTTCAGTTGCTATTGCAACCAACAAGACGGTCAAACTGTTTTTTTCGTTATCCTATGTTGTTATTTACTTTTCTAAGTTATACTGAATTTTACTTAGCTGTTTCCTGCCAATGATAGGCGTAGGTATTGACTTGAATGTTTGCGATGTTCTGTTTTTTCCTTTCCTATAATCTATTTCGCTATTGTTTTTTGAATTAAAATTTGATCGCTGGAAATCAAGCCAACAACTATACCTACCATTAAACAGATATTCAGTTGTTAAATGCTTTCAATCGCTTCAAATACCTGTTCCAATTCGGAAAGTGTATGGTATTTTCGTTTAAATGTTTCTAACTCATTCAATGCCTTTTTCAAAAGACTCTGATACTCGTTTTCTTGAACAAGGAATTGCTGTGTCGGCTGATATGTATTTTTCTCCGTAGTTATGTGAAAACATCGCACCGGCTGTTCTTCACTTGTTTTTGGAGTAAATACCAACATCCTCAATACATTTCCTGCCTGTTGCAATCGGTATCGTTCTGCTGCCACACTATCATCCCATTCAAAGCACTTGTGAAGTTCAGACGTTTCATCTCTAGCCTTTTCAAGAATTTCTTGTGGTGTAACTTTTTTATCTCCGATTTCATCAGCGACTTTTTGAGCATCAGCCTTATAAATTCCTTTGATTCTCCATTCTGCTCTCATTTTCCACTCCTAATCAAACATTTCTAGCAAACTACAAGCTCCTTATCATTAGAAACAAACAATTTTATAACTTGGCAGTTCATATCTGGAAATCTACCATCGCTGACCGCTTCCGAATTATCTACGAAAAGAGGGCAACTAACTTCATATAATTCAGATAGCGCCTTGCAAATATACATTCCTGCCACGATAGATTCTCCATTACTCATATTGGTTCTTCCATCCCACTGACATTCACAAGTTTCTCTGATTCCAGAATTTATCTGAACTTCAAAAAGTTTAAACGTAACTCTTCCCCCAAACTTCTCGTTAATCACAGAAGAAATTCGATTCATTTTCTCTCTGATAAATTCTTCTGTTAAATCAATCATTTGTTCCTGTTCTGCAATCTTCTGTCCGACTTCCGCTTTTTCTTTTTCCAACTCTGCAATACGCTCTTTAACTTTTGAATTGTCCACAGATTTGATTTTCGCAATAATATCTGAGATTTCATCACGCAAAACAGCTTTTTTTGCTTCTAATTCTGTTTTTCCAACTGTTTCTTTGCTCATTTCTTCGATTTCGTTTTCCAACATAAGAATCTGTTCGCTGATTTTTTGGTACTCTTCATTTTTTGACATATCGGCTACAGCCGGGATTGAATCAATGATTTCTTCCTTTTCTTTTAATGTTTCTTCGAATTTTGCGATTTCTGCATTGACTGCTTCCAGTTCCTGTTGTTTATCATTAATGATTTTCTGATATTCTCGAATATTATCTGCTGCTTTCTGTCCTTTTTCTGTAATGGATTTCAGATTGTTTTCTCTGTTCTTTTCAAACTTTTCTTTATCTGAAATGTAGCGTTCTTCATATTCAGCCTTCGATTTTTTATATCTCTCTTCGTCATTTTTCTTTCTTTCCTCATAATCAGAAATACGCTTTTCTCGAACTTCTTTCGGAAGAGATTGACCGCAAGTCGGACAAATCAAATCGTCTTCTGCAAGTTCCGGCAATGGCGTATATTCTAGGAATGTCTTCATTTCTGGGAACACGCTTGCTTTTTCGCGTCTCCATTCATCTATAAATTTCTTTTTATCAGTTTCCGCACTCTCTTTTTGCTTTTCTGCGCTTTCGATATCCACCGCAATAGAATTAGCCTGTCTTTTCAAAGACATTAGTTTTTCTTCTACTTCGTTGCATTCAGAAGCCACACCTCTTCTCTTTTCCATCAGAATCTCTGTTTCTTTATTGCTGATATCGCTTAAATCAAATTTCAGGTTCATCACTTGTTCTCTTTTAGCATTGATCTCTTTGCTTTTCTCAGTTCCACCAGCAAGTTTATCCTCTACTTTTTTCAAAGCAGTTTCTTTCGCAGCTTTTTCCACTTCAAGAGCACCGACATCTACTGTGACAAGCTGTTTCGATACTTCATCAATGCGTGCCGGGATCTCTGTCATTTTCTCTTTTAATGTATTCTTCGCTTTTGTATACTTTTTCAGAATATCGTCCGTGCTTGCGATTTTCAGCTCTGGAATAAGTTTTAAAAACTTTTCTCCGTACCCCTCTGCAATCTGAACATCTGAAGAATCTGCAACGAACTGCATCAAGATTTCTCTCTGTTCTTTCCACGGTAAAGAAGTAAATGCGATCGGATTTGTAACAAGGTTGAAAATCTTTTCGTCAATCATGCCGGAAATAAACTCTTTAAAATCTTTTTCTGATTTCGGATAACCGTTGATTTCAAACTCATTAACATTTCCTTGAAACTCTGTTGTTCCTGTCCCTCTTTTCTTCACAAATTTTTGTTTTTGAACTTTTTTCAAGGTATATTCTTCTCCATCGACAGAAAGGATTGCTTCTACGCATATTTCCAGATTGTCAATCATCTTTCCGTCTTTATCTAATGTGCGAATATCAAACTTTGCACTTCCATGCGAATCTTTTCCGAACAACAACCATGTGAAAGCATCAAATACCGTTGTCTTTCCAGTTGCATTTGCGCCATATATTTTCGTTAATTCGCCGAATGAAATTAACTTGTTCACACATCCCTTAAAATTCTGGATGTGAATACTTTTTAATTTAATTATTTTCATACATCTTCTTTCCTTTCTACTTAATTTATTCACATTTTTTAATTGATTATATATGTACCTCCGCGCTTTTTTGATTTTCTTGAGCGTACTTTTCGACTTCCAGTCTGGTCATTGTCTTACACTCTAATGCGTACGGATCTTCCCAGCGGATGATCCACAAAATAAGCTCCTCGTTCATTTCATTAGGTGTTCCGCTATTTCTCTCTCTATTTCTTGTGCTAATTTTTTCATTTCCTCTTCTATTTCTTCTCGCGTCATTGCGGATAATTCAAATATTTTTTGCATTAATTCTTCTGCATGTTTTTTTTCACACGATTCTTCGAGGGTGTTTCTTATTCCTCTTAATATCGCGATTGTTTCTGCTTCTAATAATATTAAATTTCCTTCCATTTCCACATTCCCTTTATCGCATGTAATCATCTTTACAAATCTCCTTTCGTTAGTTTTTTTTAATTTTTGAATCTGAAATCCATTAAGTCCGCTAACATTAAATATTCTTGTGCTTTCTTTGTCTCTCCATGCGTTTCGCAGACATTATCTCTGAACTGCGCAAGCGTTCCGTAGAAACATCCACAGCGTACGCCTACATCTCCATCTTTAAGCCGGAAGAATGTGGTTGTGCGATTACAAGATCCGAAACCGTGAGCATATGCATAATCCTTATCGCCGGAAACCCGTGCATCGCCGAAAACCTGTGCATTGCCGAAAACCCGTGCATTGCCGAAAACCCGTGCATCGCCGGAAACCCGTGCATTGCCGGAAACCCGTGCATCGCCGGAAACCCGTGCATTGCCGAAAACCCGTGCATCGCCGGAAACCTGTGCATTGCCGGAAACCCGTGCATTGCCGGAAACCCATGCATTGCCGAAAACCCGTGCATCGCCGGAAACCTGTGCATTGCCGAAAACCCGTGCATCGCCGGAAACCTGTGCATTGCCGAAAACCCGTGCATCGCCGGAAACCCGTGCATTGCCGGAAACCCGTGCATCGCCGGAAACCCGTGCATCGCCGAAAACCCGTGCATTGCCGGAAACCTGTGCATTGCCGGAAACCCGTGCATCGCCGAAAACCTGTGCATCGCCGGAAACCCGTGCATTGCCGGAAACCCGTGCATCGCCGGAAACCTGTGCATTGCCGGAAACCCATGCATTGCCCATATGACTCAGGTTTTCTTCTTTTTCTATGTATCCTCCCAAACCCCCGGCTTTTACATTGCCAAACTCAATTAACGCTTTAATGCGAAACAATTTCACGCCGGAAATATCTACAATAAATTCGCTTGTTAGTTTAAACTTCTTCACTTTTCTCATCCTTTCTGTTACAATAATCTTGGTTGTTTAGTTATGCGTCCTAGAGGCTGCCGCCTCTTATGGGCGCTTTTTTGTTCTGTAAACGTCAAAGTCTTCTTGGTTGCCTACGCTTCCCCACGATGTGATCTGATCATTTTTTACAAGTACGACCGTATTTACATAATCCTGATCGTATTTCAGACACCAATCTTCGAGCAGATCCAAGATGCAGTTCATTTCTTCTTCAGCGTCTTTCTTTACCTCTCTGTCCATTTCTTTGTACATTTCTTTGTTCGCCTCCTTAAATCGGTCCTGCCTGCAAGATATAAATGATTACAGCCATGACAACAATGATGATCCATTGCGCGGTAATTATTATTTGTTCATCACTTATTTTATTTTTCTTTTTTTTCATTGCTTCAATAACCGGAGTGTTCGTTGTGTGCTCAAATTTAAGTACATCAATTTTGCACTTCGTCGGTTTTGTTTCCCGCATACTTTCTTTCACCCTTTCTTATTCTTCTAAACTTATCCACATTCTTAATATTTCCCGTTCTCTTATTAATAATTTTCAAATAAAAATCCGTTTCTTGGACAAGCGCCCAATTTTCAGCATTCAAGTGATGCGCGGATAAGCATTCCTTTTGCTGTCTCGTTAATTTCTTTGGCTGCTTCATATTTTCTTTTTACCTCTTTGCTTTCTCAATGTCTCTTCTTACCCGAAAAGCATTTGCATTTGACAACAGAACTGCCCTGTCCTCTTTCGGAAGAACTAATAATGTAGAAATAAATTCTTTGATTTCTTCCTGTTCTTCTTTTGGTATTGCCATTTCTAATACATCTCCTGCCATTTTTAACACCTCTTCTCTAAAGTATTTCCCTTTAAAAACTGATTCACAAAATAAATCTGCCCTTTCCCAGTAACTTTCGTAGTTTTCGTAATTCTTACACTTCCGTCTGGATTCTGAACGTTGCTTTCCTTAATCTCAAACAGCCCTTGTTCTACATACCGTTGCATCGGCATATTTCTTGAGGAACCACTTTTAATAAGGAAGTTATTCTGTCTCATCCACTCGAATAATCGTTTCTGCCCGATTTGCACACCATTCTGACAAATCAACTTCGCCAAGTCTCCGATAAGAATTGATGTGTGACTTGTGCTGACTGCATCTGCAAAGATTGTTTTCGGCTTGTCCTGTTCGATCTTCTGTTCAAGAGCCTTGTTATCTGTTTTTAACTGCTCAATGGTCTTGTCTGCCATCTTCAACGCCCTTGCCATAATCTGTTCAGGTGTGTTCCATGCCTTTTCTAATTCGATAAGATACTGTCTGACTTTCCTTGCATTTTCATTTTTCTGAACCATACAAATTTCTTTTGCCATGTCAACAGACAATTCGTAGTCCTGCAATTCCTGTTTTGCTAGGGTGTTAAACTTTTTACACCCTGTATAATCTTCGTTCTCAACAAACCCATACTGCAACTGTCTTTCAAACCAAGCCGAAAATCTTTCTGTGCTTCCAACTTGTTTATGAAGTTCTCTTGCTGATACTGTTTGCGTATCAAAATTTACTTTGATAAGTTCATTCATTTTCTATCGCCCCTTTCTGTGATATAATTCTCCCCGAAGGGAGGTGTTTCTCATGGATAGTGCTAAAATCATTGTTAAAGAACTTCTTATTTGTGTGAATGAACATGATGTCAAACATATCAATGAACTTCTTTTAAAAGATACTGCTTATGCATTTGCTCTCGCAGAATGTATAAAAGAAGATTATGCAACTGGCATACATGTTTCCAAAACTGCAAATAACTCTTTTGTTTTTCAAGAGTTAGAAAATTGTTCTTTAACATCCAAAGGCTTGAACTTTTTACAAAATTCTTGATTGCTAATCACATCATAGTGATACCGTGTCGGAATACTTCGGGGGATTTCTTCTCCTCGCACGAGATAATCTCCCGAAAAAGCCTTGGTTCTTTCTTGCTCTTCAAATGGGAAAGAAATTTCTACGCTTTTTTCCTCTGCTGAAAGATGAAAAATTATAGCATCTGAAATTCCGCCAAACTCTTTGAAAAATTCATCCAACTTTAAATGAGAAAATATAACGGCTTCTACTACCTGTGAATTGTCTTTAAGATATTTAGTCACGTTTTCACCTCCTTTGTTGATTCAATGTAATCAGTATAGCACATTAAATGTCGTTGTCAATACTTTTCTGTTGACTCAATGTAATTTTAGTGATATATTGCAATTAAGGAGGTGATTTAATGAAAGATAGAATTAAGCAAATACGAACAAACTCTGGATTGAATCAATCAGATTTTGGAAAGAAAATCTCTATTTCTCGTTCAGCGGTATGGAAAATAGAAAATGGCGAGAATACACCATCAGAACAGACCATCAATATTATATGTAGGGAATTTAACGTCAATGAAGATTGGCTAAGAAATGGAACTGGAAAGATGTATAAAGAAAGAGACGGTTCGTTCACAGAACTTTTATCAGAGTTGGAAGAATCTGATGATGATTTTATCAAAAGCTTAATCACTGTATATATGGGATTAGATGAAGATAGTAAAAGCGCATTAAGAAAAATTGCAAAAGAAATGGCAGAAAAGTATAAAAGCCGGGAGAATTAATCTTCCGACTTTTTTTCTTTGTATTTTCTATATTTAACCAGTATGTAATGATAAATCTTGAAAAGATAATCTTCACAATCAATCTCATTAACCATCTCAATAATTTTCTCTTTGTACTCCACAGTAACCCTCCTTTTGCAAAAACACATCCGAAATTCCTTTTTTTATATTATCCAACAGGAATTGCTCAATTACAAGAATATTTAGAACATATGTTTTCTTTATATCCTGTATTTTTACATGTGGACGTTGTTTTAAAACAGTTGTCGTTTTTTGTCGACTTGAAAATTTGAATAATAACTTCAAAAATGTTAAAATGTTATCGGTTTTGGGAGTGAATTGCGGTTCACAAACACTCCCAAGCCAGAACTTGAAGCGCCCTGTTTAACAGGACAATTCATAGTTTACCATATAAAACAACCAAAAAGAATACTACGAGAGGTAAAGAAATGAACAAAAGTAACAAATCAATAACGGACAAAGGTTTTACACTAATGGATAATTTTCGTGAAAACATTAACTCTTATATTGGTAACATGACACTAAGCGAATTATCAGAGCGCGCCGGAATCCCATTTTCCACGCTACGAGGTATGCTGTACGAAAATAGTTCTGACTGTAACTTGTCGAATGCTGTAAAACTCGCCAAGGTATTCAGCATCAGTGTAGACGAACTATTCGGAGCGAACACAATGGAAGAACGTACAACAGGTTGTTTGAATACTTGCAGAGAACTTCCGGAAAATTCGAGATATCTGATCAGTTGGTTTATACAACATCAAAAGACATTGAATAATAGGAAAGAAAACCATAAATCAGTAAGTATTATGAAGCCTAAGTATAAAAATGGTCATTTAGTTCCATCAAACGATTTTTTCTCGATTGATATTGATGATTTTTCCGACAATATTAAGGCAAAAGTATTTTTGGGAATCCAAGTTAATTGTGAAGATTTTATGCCCCATTATTCTCCGTATGATATCCTTTTGCTTGCGAACGACAGAAAACCATACGAAACAGAAAAGTGCGTTTTTCTTTATTACGGGAAAATGATGATCGGAATAAGAAAAGAAGAAGAGAATAGTGTTAAATATTATGGAATTCGCAATAGAAATGCCATTATAAACGAATCCGACATTGATGAGTTAATGGGATACATTGTCGAAACTACCACTGTTTAATATTATAGGCGGGGATGCCCCGCCTATTGATTATGCAACTTCAAAATAATGTCCGATCAAATCTATGATATCATTTTGCAATGCATTTCCTGAATCTCTTGTACATTTATACACAATCTCATTTTGAATATAATATTTATCTTTGTAACATTGCATGTTTTTTCTCCACGGAATAGGATCATCTTTTGTTCCACTGTGTTCCTCATCTACAATTTCGTACAAACTTTCTGTTCCAGTTCCGGGCGAATGCTGCTCTTGAATCGTGAGGTTATCTTGATTTACGGAATAGAGTTCGTTTTCGTAAACAAACCTAAATCCTCTTTTCACCGTTTGTCCAACGATTTCACTAAATGTAGGGTGTAGCGACTTATAACGAATCGCTTCATCATTTGTGAGATTATAAGTGTTAATTTCTTCTGGAATTCTCACCATCATAAGCTCCATCGCAAGATCATTTTTTGTGGGGATGTATGGAGTTTCAAAGATCTCCTGATATTCTTGAACCCTTAAAATATGTTTCGGAATCATTTCTCCGTCAGGTGCTTGACTTTCTTCAACTACCTTATATGAGGTGACGATTTCAAATCCTTCCTTGTATTCCAAATCATCGCCTGTTACGATCGGTAAATATCCACTGTTAAGATAATCATCTTTATCGGGGGAAATAATTTGTTTATCGCCAACGCGTAAAACAGATGGTGCATATATCAATATTCCGTCTTCTAATTTTCCAAAGTTCGTATTCATATTTTCTCCTTATTTTTTACAGCATATTCCACTTCAATTCCCGCATCTACGTCTCCACCATCTACCATGATGACTGTTGTTGGATAGTAGGTTTTTAAGTTTCGGACAGCGTCTTGTTCGGATTGTGGTAGGGGGACGAATTCGGGGTTCGTAGTTTCGTAAGCGATTTTTAACGGATTTTCTATGAGCCACGCCTTAAATTCATCGACTGTTGCGACGTTTTCGTTTGGTGCGCTAAAATATTTAACTCCGTCATTCCAGTTGCAACAGATTCCGTATTCTGCTTTGATATATGATAATTGGACAGCCCTATATTTATCCACAAAAATATCTGAATTTCCGTTTCCATTCGCCACATTCTCGAATCGAATTGAAAAGTTTTGAACATTTCCCTGTTTATTTGCAATACTTATTTTGTTAGATTGTCCGTCAAATCTGTCAATAACAACCCCTGCATACAGCCACCCAATCTCTCCACCCTGCTCTACCAGTCTGTCCCACTTTGTGAGAGGGCGGTCGGATGTGAGAGTGAGGACTTGCTCTTTGCTCCAATTCTGCTCGGCGTTGGTAACTTTCACATCCACTTCATACTTCTGCTTCTCATCATTCCACTTTCCAACATTCTTAATCTGTTGTGGATAGTCGTGTGATGGGGATGGTTTGCCGCCTGTGTAAGGTTCATAAGGGCTAGCAGTTTGCCCCTCGGTTATCATTAGTCTATATCTTGCATTACCGCCTACTTTTGACACAATTCCCGGACGTATATTCAAGTCATCTTCTTTTGGCACAAAAGTTTGGTTTTTGTGCCAAGCACTAACACTACCTGTGAAACCAAAAAATCCTGTAAAATCGTCCGGGTTGTCAACCGAAAGGTAATACGATTTTCCGGCTTCTATTGATGGGATTAATTCTTTTAATGTTTTCGGTGAAGTAGTGTTGTAAACTTTTTGCATAATAAATCCATCTTCATCAACAGAAAAACCAGAAATATTTTTTAACGCGCTTACATCAAACAACTGTTTTCCTGTTGTGCTGTCTTGATGTGAATTACCTAGTATACTAAATCGTTTAAAAGGAGCTTGTCCGCAATTTGTCAATATCACTTGCTTTATTCCTTTTGACGTTTCGTAGTTAAATTTGAAAGTCATAAAAGCTCTTCTTTTTAAAAATATCATGTAATATCAAACTCCTTCCAAAACATCGCATTTTGTTCAATCTGACAACAATATTTCTTGTTTGCCTGTGTGACGAATCCATCTAACGCGATTGTTGACGGTAGTATCACCTTAGTTGGCGTTGATCCACTTGTGAACCAAAATGGATAGATATTTACGGCATCAGGTAACTCTTCTTCAAGCGTTAAATTTAACTCTGTAACTTCTCCCCATACTGCTTGTACGTTCGGTTTTAACGCATATGTAGTTTCTTGAGGACGTTCTTCTTTTATGTTTGTACTGATCGGATTTTTCTGTAAATAATTTTTAATTGCTTCCTGAAGCTGCTCTGGTGAAATCTCGCCTCCGCTACTTCTAATTTTCTTTAGCAAAATTGCATATACTTCGTCTGCTCTCATAGTTGTACCTCATCAATTTACAATTTATACCATTGATCTGTTTCCTTATGGAATTTATAATAATCTCCGGTGTCAAGACATAACGCCGAACTTCCTGTGCCTACATAATGCGGAAGTTTTGATATATCACTCGATAATCCCTCATAGCTTCTGATATTCCCTCTCACATCCACACAAGCAAAACTGCCTAAATCCCATATCTCTTCTCCCGGCTGATACGTCTTTCCGTCCACAACCGTTATTGTTTGTGCTATCGCCATTTCTGTTCCTCCTACGCTATTTCAAAATATTGTCCAATGAGTGCCGATGGTTTAAAATACAATTTTTCTTTTTGACCATACATTGATTCTGGATTAAGAACTCCACCTCTCTTACACAAATAAACTAACTCATTTTCGATATAATACTTCCCGTATTCATATTCAAATCCACTTACGTTTACGCTATCTGGCACGGGAATAGGATCTGAATACGATCCTTCGTAACCTTCGACAAGCTGTGTCCACAATGTAGGTTCTGCCCCCGGAAAACGGTCCTTTTGTTTCTGGTGATTCTTATTCAGATTCCACAAGAACCCTCCAAAGTTTCTTCTTTTATCTTTTTGGTTTTGTACATCATATGCGTACCCGTCTGGATCATCTTCCCAATCTGCGTACAGCCCTTTTACTTCAACGGCTTGTGCGTCCGTATTAGTGAGAGAAGCGATTTTTGCCTGATCCACAACCGCTTTTTTACCGCTAATCACTTTTTCGATGTAACTTTGAGTGTTTGATACCTTTTCGTTATACTTTTCGAGATATTTTCCTGTTAATTCATCGCCGTACTCAACCGAATTAACCGCTTCCTTGCTCGTTAATCCATCAATATAATCCAACAAACACTGCGCATAACTTTCTTTTTCTAAACGCTTGATCTCTTGCTTTTTATACAAGTCAGTAATTTCTTCCTCATTCAATTCTCGTGTCTGTCCGGTTGAATCTTTTAAAATAACTGACATTCCGCTTGAAATACTGTCTTCGTATGCGTTTCTAATGGCAATCATGTCAGATTCGTTGTAGCCAAACGCATAAGACGCTATCATAACATCTGACAATATTTCATTTTGTACTTTCATCTTAATTTCCGCTTTTTTACTTTCCTTTACCTCATCCAATGTAGGGTTGTAAGGTTTAGGATTAGGAGAAATTTCAGGCTCGACATATACACTTCCGTCGTTTGATAATTGATATCCGTTGTACTTTTTTGTAACAGAATCATTCCTGTAAATAGTTGTAAATTTTTGATAAAAAGTCCCGCCGATATCTATTGTGCATTCTTTATCAAGAAATAGATCAAACCCATTTTTATTTTCTATTACATCAGTTCCAAACTTAACCGTAACGATATTATTTGTCGGAATTACGGTTGCTTTGTGCGGAGTTTTTTCTCCTAAGAATCTTATATATGCCATATGTATTTCTCCTTTTTATTTGTTTGAATAATGCGTATTTGTTGGAGTTGCAACCTGAAACTGGAAAAGTCAAAAATCATGTTATCGAAGAAGATAGCAATTCTAATGGTAAATATCGCAAATGGAGCGACGGAACTCTTGAAATGTGGTTCAATTCTCCATTTACGTGCGCGATCGGAACAAAAGCTGGTAGCATTTACACAAGCGGACAATTTACATTAAACTTCCCGGTTGCATCAAAAACAAAATGTAATATCGTGCTCACAATAGGAGCTGGCGGCGCGATATGGGGCAAGGTGTACGGATCTGCAAATGACTACAAATCAAGCTTTTCATACCATTTGCTTGCTGCTACGGTATGGAATACAGCAAGTTTTGATTTATCCTATTACGCGCGTGGAACGTGGAAGTGATAAGCGTTATTTAATTTCCCACTCCGCATCGATAAAAAGATAGCTGTTTGTTGCTTTTGGTATGCAGATAAACAAATTTCCGTTTGTCCTTGCCATAGATGTGCAGGCCACCGGATTTTTATATGACCCATCTGACGCTGTCACATTTACAACAGTATCATTTAACGGGCGATACTGTGACGGTATCGTAAAAACATTGTCGTACACATTATTCGCGACTATTGTGGCAGTTGTATAAATTTCCATATTTAGGTGTATCGTTTTACCGATTTTATACGAGTTGTTTGCTATGGCTGTCCACACTCCGACCCTTATTCCCAGATCGGTCGGTGTGAGCGTCTTTTTATCATGATGCGCTTGTAATTGTAACAAATATGCATTTAGCGCAGCTACAGCCTGCGCTCCTGCGATCATCCCCGGTGTTTTGTTCGCCACTATATCATCAAGATTGTCTATGATTCTAGATTTATCGGCGGAATCGTTTATAGCTTGGCATATTTCATTAATTTGTTTAGCCCCTAGATTACTCCCGGATTGAGTATAATCTGTTACGTCTTCCAAAGAATAGCTTGCATCTTCGTTTTGAGTAATTAAGTACTTTCTTTTTCCAGCCATGCTTGAAGCTAATATATCATCTTTAAAATTAACAGGTAATTCTTGCTTTGCCATTATATTCTTACCTCCTTGAATCTTCCCAGAATAAATGGAATTTTTCTAAGACCCGCGGCTTGTCTTTCAATAATATCTTTCATTTTTTCACACGCTTTTTCCAATCTGTTAAGTTCATCGTATTTGATAAACATTCCGTTTGGATAGAATGTCTTTTTAATCCCGATATCTTGTGTAAAAATTGATTGATTTATCTTTTCTATATTATCTTCAAACAGATTGAATTTGTCGTAATCCCACAACTCCAAATAATCAACAATATCTTCTCCCATGTTTTGAATAGAAAATTCTTTGTTAACTTCATTTGCTTTTTCTTTCAAGTATGTAATGTTGTTCTTTATCCGGTTGTAATCTTCTAAATTCATTCTGTCTGTAGATACCCAATTTGTTTTTGGTTTTATCCAATCTACCTCCATGACATTTCCACCTTTCTAGCTTTCATGTTTCCAGACCACGCTCCGTTAAAGGATATTTCATTTTGATAAGAGCGAATCAAAGCGTCTTCTCTTCCTTTTAGTTCCATGTAGAACAAATCATTCGCCTCCGTTCTTGGGTCTCCACGCCACGAGATTTCGTAGTCTATGTTTCCGAGATAATATTCCGCTATCCATTCTTCCAAATCTTTTGCGTGCTGAATTGTGCTTATAAGAGGGTTATTCCATGTGATTTCTTGACCGTTTACGTTGTGATTCACAATGTAGTTATTTTCTTCTGTAAGATACTCATATCCCTCAACCTTTACTTTTACATCTGTTTTTGCCTTTATATTAGTGATTCGCACTTTAATGTAAAAATCGCTTGAATCAACAATACTCACTTTTAACTCTGGATTTTCTGGAACTGATACTTTAAATCCGTATGACGGCCTGTTAAAGTAAATCGTATATTCAGAATCGCTTTCAAAAGAAACTGTTTCTTGGATAAGCTCTTCAATCGCTCCGGTGCTTTCCTTGTAATTTTCTCTAGTAATCACAATATTTTTTATTTTTTCATATCGTGTTCCGGTAGGATTTTTAATCAAATCCCTTACCCTGTCCAATCTATAATCCGTAACATCATTAATCAAAATATTATCTATGAATAATCTTGAATTTGAATATCCTTTTGTTACCTCAATTACCATTTTATTAAACTCAAGAAAAACATGATCTGTTAAAAAACTAATATCCGGTTTTTTTACAATAAACTCTTCTTTTAAGACTCCATTGTTATATGTTACTATTTTAAATTCTTCCGGTGCTGTGTTTCTAAAATTAATAATCAAGCCATACGCATCGAATGAAGATTCCAAGTTCACTGTGATTTTCGGGTTTTTTTGAAATATTCCATTTCCATCCGAAACAGAATCGCTTACATATCCAGTATTTAGGTAATTATTGTCTTTCGGCAAAAAATAAAGACTTCCATCTACTACGGAAAAGTCTTTACTTGCATTTGCGTAAGCATCTTTTTTACTCTCTTTCAAGATGTTGTCTATCTTACCAAAATTTGCAATATCATTTGTTTCGGCAATCATATTGGGAACAAATGATGAACGCAATATGATTTTATTTTTTCTATCTTCTCTCAATGCACATCTTCCGGCATTTGCAATAATCTGCAACGCTTCTGCATGACTTACAACTGGAAGTGGATTATACACAATTATCTTTTTTAAATATGGATCTATATAATATTCTCTTTCATCTGTAATTCCAGCGCTTTCCAAAACTTCTAAAGCCAAATCATATAAAGAGATTCCATCTTTTCTGTATTTTCCTCCGTAAAAGTTATCCCTCAACTGATAAAATCTATCTGTTGATGTAAATACAGCCTCTGTGTCATTTGCTGACCATGAATTAAGATATGTCGTTGTTTCATTAAGCCACTCTATATCACCGTTTCCTGTCACATCATATCCGAAGGTAACTTTCACTTCCTGTCCTATTTCCATATACGCAATAGCGCTTTCTGGATTGTCTACGCTATAATACAAATCTTGGTTATCAACCTTGATAGAAACATCCATACTTGGAATACTTTCTGATATCGGAGAAACATATTCTTTCATGCTGCAACCCATCACTTTTTCATTTGTAAATGTATTTGCAATTCCAAATATCATGTTTCCAATTCTGAGTCTGCCTTTCCCATTCACCATAGTTTTTGGCTTTATCCAAAAATAATTCGTTCCGTCAAAAGAATCTTCGGTAACAAATTTTTCCGAACTATTTTTATAGATTCTAGTGGTCAAATTTGTCTCTATAGTAAATTCTGTCGGATAACAATGACCGAAATCTATTGTTATTCCTTTTATGTCTAATCCTGATTTATCTGTAAATTCTATTTTCGCACTTCCAAGAATTTCATTTGTGATGATTCCGTTGTTATAAATTTCTAATCCACTATCTTTTCGCGGCGGAAAATACATTGTCCCATCGACTTTTGAGAAATTTTGTTCACATGTTGCGTATATTTTATTTACATCGTAACCATCAAACGGTTTTTCTTTATTTGCCAGATACAATAATTCCGTGTTTGTTACTTTAGCATTGTTCTGTGCATCAGAATTTACAACTCCTATGCTTACTTTTACATATCCTCTATTCCGAAACGGAAGTTTCATTGATTCTATGTATTCTTTACTTGCCATTTGCATATACGATCACTCCAAACCGGCGTCAATCAAATTAAATGAAAGCGTCTCATCTTTTGTTACCATATGAGTTAGCCTATCTACAAATAACGGTTTTCCGCTCCTATCTCCGGGGTACATTATAATAGTGATCGGGTGTCCCGGATTCGCCATATCTTCAAATGTAACAGGAACGTAAAATGGTTTTATGGCATCTAACATCATCTTTCGAGTTTCTGGATTAAGACCGACCCACTCGAGATTACTAAGTTTGTACAAATCCCTTCCAACTCTTTGACCAATAACTGCGTTGTTCTCATTTCTTCCACCGTTTACTGTCGTTGTTATCGTCCATGAAAACCCGCGTCTCGGCGGTGGAAAGTCATAACCATTTACGTTCAAAAACGATGATAATGCCATATTCAACCTCCTGTTTTTTAATAAAAAAGTACCTACCGAAGTAGGCGCTTTTCCTTTTAAGTAAACGAATATCCATTCCTTGCACGTCTCGAATCTGTGATCGACACTAATTCTCTTCCGTCTACTACAATTCGTTTTCCATCTCTAACCGCTTGTATCAATTCTCTCAATAGGTTTTCTTGCTCTCGGTTTTCCATATTTGCACGAGAAAAACCTCTGTATGCCGCTTCTTCAATTCCTTTTTGAATATCCAAATTATTTGCAACCGCAGTTCTTCCATCGGAAAATGTCCCTACCAACTCGTTATGATTTGCCATAAATAATCCGTCTTCCGGGAATCCTCCTACTGAATACTTCGGTATTAAATCTGCCAATGTAATTTTTCCTATTCCGTTGGCATATCCATGACCTTTCCAGCCGTTTGACAAGCTTCCGTATCTAGCCAATGTATACCTAATAGATGCTAATATGTTTGACAATGGATCGTAAATATCCTTATCATATCCGGGATATGCGTACGTTCTAAAAGTCGGATCAATTACCTGCATCAATCCTTTGGAAGGCGTTCCTTTGATTGCATTTATATCCCATTTATTAATTGCTTTTGGGTTTCCGCCGGATTCCGTCTGCATCTGATAAAGCAAAAGGTCTAAATTTGATTTTGAAAATTGACCTGTCATTTTCAATGCTTTAGTGGCAATGTTTCTCCATTGTTCAACTCCGGCTGATGGGTTATATTTTGGCTGTATTGAATCAAATATTCCGCTTACATACTGTACAATTCCATCAAATGTCTTGTTTATAATTCCACCTGCCACACTCGACCACGGTTCAAATAAATTTGATATATTTGCAAACTTGCTGATTGCAACTTTTACAATTTCTCCTGGGTTTGTAAGATAATCCAACACATTCCCTGTAAAACTTTTTACCGAACTCCATGCGTTTTCAAAAAACTCACCTATTCCACCTTTAAAATGTGGAGTGCCTGATATAAACGCCTTTGTTTGATTCGCAGGCATTATTTTTGTACCTTTTTCAAGCGGCAACATGACATTCCGCCCCTCGGGTATAAATGGTTTTCCTGACGGCGGAATAATAAGCTCTTTGTAAGTTGATCCCGCTTGGTCATTCACGATTCCAAGTGTGTTTTGCGGAACTCCATCCGATCCTTTAGCGAACTTTATTCCACTCCACTCACTTACTCGTGTGTCTGATCCCACTTTTTCAAGCACCCAGTTCACGCCTTTTATAACGCCATTCACAAGGGTTTTAATAGGCTTAAACGCATTTTCTGCAATTCCTTTAAAGAAATCTCCCAGTCCCTTCCAAATATTTTTTATAGCATCATATGCGTTTTTAAAAGCCGTTTTAAACCACGGACCCACATTTTTAAAAGGAGATTTAATGGCTTCCCATTTTTTTGAGAACCAAGATTCAATGAATGACCAAGCTTTTTTAATACCTTCATACCCTTTATCAAACTTTTCGCCAAACCATTCCGTTACAGGAGAAAATACTACTTTTATTCCTTCCCATAATCCTTCAAAAAATCCACTTCCGTTCTCCCAAGATTTTTTTGCTTCATCCCATCCTTTTCTGAATTGTTCGCCTATTGATGATGTTGTTTCTCCAACCCATTCCTTAATATTTCCTAATTGCAACATTAATCCAGAAAGACTCGTTGGGGGTAATGCAATGTCTCCGACTTTAACTTCGGCGTCTTCACTAAAGATTTTATCAACCAGTGATTGCAATGCACCTTTTGCAAAATCATTCGGAAGGTTCGCTATAGCTTTAACTAATGCCTTTCCGAATTTGTATAAGTTCCAAGTTAAATCTCCCCACTCTATTCCACATATAAATTCAACTATTTTTTGACCAATATCTTCAAATGTTTTATCGTCTTGTAAAGTGTTTATAAATTCCGTTAAAGACTCTAAAATTCCGTTGGCGAAATTACTAAATGTATCCGCTGCGATTTCAGGATCCCAATTTTCAAAAAATCCTTTTATGCTCTTTGCTATAGATTCCCCTAAATTTTCCCAGTCAAACTCTACAGCGAACGCATTTGCAGATTGAAAAGCTGTATTGATTGAATTAGCAACAGTTTTCCCTAAATCATAAAAAAGTCTAGGTTTTATTAAACCATTCAAAAAATCCGCCAACCCTGTTCCGAAATTTTTTGCTTTTTCATACACGGAATCCCAGTTAATTTTTTCTAACGTGTTTGATAATGTGACGCTTATATATTTGCCTAACTGTTCTAAACTTTTAATGCTACTTTTATATGCGTCCAACATCTTATCGTTCGGCTTAAAGTTGGCAATTAAACCGCCCACTTCACCTGAACCAGCACCACCTGATCCGCCTGATGCACCAGCTCCAGCACTACCAGTAGTACCATTATCAGGCTCAACAATATTCAATTCATCAATCCCTAAAGTGTGAAGCTTCTTTGCATTTTTAGCAGCTTGTCCGAGATTGTCAGATAAATCTCCTGCGCTTCCAGCTGAATCCGCTAGATCTCCAGATACGTCTCCTAAATCGTCAGTTATTCCTCCGCCACTAATCTCAAATTCCCACCCGAAAATCTGACCAAGTGCGTTTAATACATTCTGTGTAAAATCAATGACTTTCGCCATGACTTTATTTAAAGTTTGTACAAATGGTTTAAACGCTGCGATAAAACCAGTTCCAATGACGGAAGCAAATTTCTTAATTTGCTCTTGCAAAATACGAATTTGGTTCGCCCATGTTCCTGCCGTGCGTGCAAAATCGCCCTGTGCTGATGTTGTATTGGCAAGCACGTATTGATAACGCAGCATCGTTTTTTCAGCTTGTGACATAGACTGAACATTTGCATCCAATCCATTTTTCATCGCCCACTCTGCAAGTGTTGCCTGTGTTAAATCCAAACCGTACGTACGAAGTGGTCTTGTTTCCCCTGTGAAGATAGCGGACAAATCTTCCGCAACATCTTTTTGACTGACATTGTAGAACGATGCCATATCCGCCGTTAATTGAGTCAATGTCAAGGATACATCTGCCATAGAGTCTGACAGTCCGACATATCCACCTGTTGCCTTATTCAAAAATGAATTTGCACTTTCAATGGAACTTGTATCAATTCCCATTGCAGACCCCATCGCTTGAAAACGGCTGGCATACTGTTTAAATGACAATTCAGACATTCCAAACTGTTTAATGGAGTTTTGTGCGTACTCTTCCACTTTGCTTGACATATCGCCAAATACAGTGTCTACAACGTTCTGTACTTCCACGAGATCAGATGCAATGGTTATGGAATCTCCTATTTTCCCAACAAACCGGAATAATAACCAATATGTTGCGTACATCTTTCCAAGTGCCGATGCAAGTCCTTTGGTTCCTCTGCTTGCCTTGTGTGTAGATTTTGTATAAGTATTTAAACCAATTCCTAATGCGTTGGCCGCACGTCCAGAAGATGCGCCTGTTCGAGCCAATTTTGCCAATGCATTTGTCATATCAATCAAGTTCTGGCTTACTTTAGGTGCTTTAGATAGTTCAGACATTAACTGTCGCATAGACTTAGCAAGCAAAGGTATGTTTTCAATCGCTTTTGTAGAGCTTTTATATCCAAGTTGCGCTATTCCCTTTGCTAAGTTTGCAACTTGCTCAGATGTTTTAGACACATTCACTGAGTTAAGACTTTGCAATCCTTTCCCAAAACCTACAATCGCGTTTGCCGCCTTTGAAATCTGTCCACTATCCAAATTTGATATTTTCTCAATTCCTTTTGCAAGTCTTGTATAGTCCGCTGTTCCAACATTTTTTAAACCTTGCATAGAACGGCTTAGTTTATCTACACCATTTGCTACCCCAGATAAACCGCTTCCGTTGATTTTCGTGAGAGATGTGTTTAATGTCCCTAGTTTTGTTATCAATGTGTCAATTGCATTATTCGCTTTTCCAGCTTGCGCCTGTAATTGTATTTCAAGGCTGTCTACTGTAGTTCCCATTTCACACATCCTTCCTATAACTTTTTTAGGTCAGTGACTATCTCCGTTCAATAGCCAGAAAAAAACAGTAGGTTTTGACACACTACTGTTTATTATGATTAATTTCAAAATTTGTTTTCAGCGCTTCAAGTTTTGCAACAAATAATTCCCTTTGTAATTGCAACTCTTTTTCGGATAACGGTTCATTATTCTTTTCCGCCATTTCCAAAATAGGACTTTCGAAATATTTTGCTTTTGATTTTCTTTTATTCATTCCAGCTAATACTTGATCCAGAACAACAGAAAAGGCTTTCATATTGTATTGCCCCATGAGCCAATTTTCGTAATCCCTATCACGTAACATCAATTTATATGCTTCTGCATATATTTCTAATTTCTTTGGGGTAAGGCGCAAAAAGCTTTCATGAGAAATTCCCATTCTTAACGCATTTTTAAAGTATTCTTCCCATATTATTTTGTGGAAGTCGATTTTTTCTTGTGATCCTGTGGTGTTTTCGGCACTTTTTTCACTTCTTCCTCGTCCTGCTTGTTCATCTCCGCAACCATCTCCGTCAGACCCGTCAAATCGAAAAAACCATCTTCTTCCATCGTTTCTTTTATTTCTTCATAAAGCCCTTTAAAGGACATTTTTTTCTCTTTCATGTACTGTTTCATCAGTTTTTTTGATTCATCAAAAGTCACATGATGATGTTCCAATAATCCGGCATAAAAAGCATCTTTACAAATATGTGGCATATCAGATATCAAATCTGCTGTTCCGTCAATCATTGCAGCAGCAATTTCTACTTTGCTATTTTTACCTTCTAAATCCAATCTTTTTCCAATATAAGACATCGACAAAGCATTAAACATCCTTTGCACAACTGCTTTATTTTCTGCCGCTTCAAAACTAAATTCTAACGTATACTGTTCATTCCCAATCTGAATTGTTTTCATATTTTTCCCTCCGATTAATCAGAGGGGGCAGTCCGAAGACTGCCCCGCTCATATTTTAATATGTTTCTTCAAGTTCTGTATAAGCCATTTCATCAGAAACGCTACTTAGACCGGCTTTTGTATCTAAGTAGCTTAAGCTCCCCCCACAACTTCAAAATCAACTTTTGTGTCCATTCCCTTAAACTCTTCAATAGTAAGGTTATTTTCCATTACGAGCAATTCGTTCTGACCAATCTCCGGCTGTGGGAGTGCTGTTGGTGGCTGTGCGATTACAAAGAATGATTCATCAAATCCCGGAATAATCGTCTGAAACCACATTCTTTTTTCACCTGTAAGCTTTGCGTATTCTTCGATAACCTTTTTCCATTCTTCTTTTGTTTCACTTGTGAAGTTTACACCGACAGGGAATGAACCTCCCGTATCTGCTGCCCCTCGGATATATCGTTTAACAGCATCTTCAACCGCAGACGCATCAATCTGCTCATTTTCAATCGTGATTCCACCAATTGAATTAATTCGATTAAGCTTTGTAAATTTAGCTGGTTTTTGTCCGGCAGTTGTTTCAACTCCATAACCAAATGTAATTCCTAATGTAGAAATTCCTGCAATCATATTTTTTCTCCTTTCCACCGCTAATTTTTTGCAGTAAGCGATCACTTTTTATGATCGGTCTTATAAAATATCGCCATCGGCTATCATTCGCCGAAAACGTGCTACTCTTCGATATGTACTGTCTGTGTTCTGAAATTCCGGTGTTGCAATCACTTGGAATCTCATGGTTTTCATAATGCGTACAACCTCATTCATTACTTCTTTTGCGTCATTCATTTTGGTATTTGTTGTTACCTCAATCTGAAAAGAAGACCAAACAGCATTGATCGTATCTCCTTGTAAGTCCTCTCCTGTTTCCATTCCCGGCATTTCGTGTATATACACAGTTGGGAATTTCGGAACAGTATCGGCTCTGTCAGAGTTTGTAAATTTTAAATTTGGATAACGGTCTTTCATTTTTTGAGAAAACTGCGTCTTTATCCGAGTGATAACTTGTGATTCCAACATATCTAGCATATTACCGCCCTCCAAATACCTTTTTTGCAATCTGCGGAATCTCTTGCATGAGTTCCAATGATGTTTCATACATAAACGGTCTTGACGGCATACCTTGCGTAAAATACCATTTTCCATCTTTCGGATAGAACCATCCGTATTTTCCGGGCGCAATCTCAAAAATTGTCTTTCCGGTGTTATAATTCCACTCCACGCCCTCCGGGAATGGATATGGGTAGCTACCTTCAAGTCCAAGCTGTCCAGTTCCGAACTCAACAAATGCGGCATGTCTCGAATCAGCCGTAATAAAAAAGATAACGGAATTTTTATCTCCGTTACCCTTTTTTTCATGTATGTTATTCAGAAGATCTCCTGTAAATATCGCGTCAAGTGTAGTAACCCTTGCTTTTGCAATCTCTACACCTCGTTTTGCTAATTCTTCTGTGAATATTTCACATTTCTTGTTAAGTGAGTCTTGATATTCTCTTAACTGCTTCTGCAACTCTTGAATACTGGAAGTTGAAAAAATATTCGCTTTTAACACTTTCTTTGCCATGCTACTTCACAATCCTTTTCAAAAGATACCTTGTAAAATTAAGACTTGGCTGAACACGTTTAATCGAGTAATCCGCCGACTTTCTGTCTACAATGGTATTTTGTTCGTCTATGTACCTAACTTTGCTTGTATGCCAAATTAGAGACGTTTCGTCAATAGGTATTCTGTTTTTCTCCATGAGAAGAATCGCATCATACTCGCTGATGTCAACTCCAAAAGACTTCGCTTCTGCTTCACCGCCGGACATTGCAATATTCCCTCTAAAATCAATTGGATTTGAATACCCGGGTTCTGTTTCTCCTGTTTCTACTGGAACTTTCTGACCGTCCACCTCAATGTATATGATGTTTCCATCTTCGTCTCTCTCGTAAACCGGAACCTCTCCTACTTGTAACGCATACTTTAGGTTTTGCTTATTTTTTTCTAAAAGTCTCATGGAGATGCCTTCTTTATTTTACACGTAGTTTTTGCCCCGGATAAATTAAATTCGGATTGCTAATTCCATTTAAGTTTGCAATCGACTGATAATTAGTTCCGTATTTTGCAGCAATTCCAGAAAGTGTATCTCCGGATTGTACTGTATAATATACTGCACCGCCACCGGATGTTCCGTTTATCTTGTTCTGTACTTCATTGTACCGATTTCCAAGAGCTGCTTTTCTAGTATCTCCGTTTCCGTATTTTCCAGCATATACTTCCGCTACAAGAGTATCTACAGATGCAGATGCAATATGGTTAATCGTATTCTGCACCTCATCGTATCGATTTCCAAGAGCTGCTTTTCTCGCATCTCCATTTCCATAAGAGCCTTTCATAGTCGCAACAAGTAAATCTAACGTAGATCCAGATGGTGATGCTACTGGCGGCTTCGGTTTTACACTCCCTCCTGTAATTTCTGCCGGATAATCTCGATAGCAATGGTTCATATCCACATTCCCGGAAATCCCCGGAACAGATCCGCCCGACGTATACTGCCAGATATCGTATGTTCCTTTATATGTACAAACCGAATTATACTGTGCCACCCATTTCACAAACCGTTCCAATCCTACAAGGTAGTTTGTCCACCAGTTTGTATTCGCATAAACTCCGCACCAATAGCCTGCTTTTTCGATAATATTTCCAAAGATATTTGCTCTTTGAATCGCTCCTTTTTCCGTTTCAGCCTGTTCTAAATCCAAGTAAATCGGGTAAGAAAGTTTATATCCGCTTACCAATCTTAACACATGTTCTGCTTCACTTCTCGCCTGCGAATCACTTGTCGCATAGGAGTAGATATACACTCCAAACGGAATACCGAGCCGTGTGCATTCATCTGCATTTCTTTTCCATTGCTTATCGTCCTGACTTACAATATTATCTCCATATCCGCATCGTAAGATTGCCCCATCTATATGTCCTTTTACCGCATCCCAGTTAATAGTTCCTTGATGTTCACTTACATCTATCACTCTTAAATTTGCCATGTTCTCCTCCTTCATGAATGTATGCCGACACAAAAGAGGACGATCACTCGCCCTCTGAATTTTCGTCTTTATTCACTACATAAAATCTTTTCCACAATTCCGCCACTTTTTCCCATCCGTACATTGCTACAAAAGCTACTAACAAACCTGCTAAAATCGCAGCGAGAATCATATACCAAATGATTGTCTGATGAATATAGTCCATATAAGCTACAAATGCCGTAACCGTAAGACCAATAGACAATACAAATACAAGAATATCTGTCGGAATTTTCTTTAATCCCGATACCCCTTTAAACACCTGTGTAATTACAGAAACAGCAAAAGCAAGAACTCCTACAATTCCAATAACAAGCGTCATATTTACAATAATCTGCTCCATTTTAAAAACCTCCCAAACCGATTTTGTAACACACGAATCCAATAATAATTCCAATAACGGTTGTGATAACATAGCCAGAAACTTGTCTCCATTTTTCGCCATCTCTTCCCTCAAGAACTTCAAGACGATCGCCTTGTTCTTTTTGTTCTTGCGCCATACTTTCAATGGAGATCGCAAGCCGTTCAACCGATTGTGCCAAATCTTGTATTTTTTTTACTGTGTCTTCTACTTCATTAATTCTGTAATGCAGCCTCTTATTTTCTGCATCCATACGCCTAGCAAACTCATCGTGTTCTGCTCTCGTAATTGGTGTATCCATTACGTACCTCCAAGTTCTTTTTTTATATGACTGCCCTCCACCGCTTAATGCCATATCCCTGCAACCGAACGGAAACCCATACGGTTACGCACAATCGTCTACTACTTAACCCAGTAGCCGGGAGATGATTGGATCACCGTACCCTTTCTATAGAATCTGTACAAAAGGAGTGACTTTCCCAAGAATTTTATCTCGGTCAATCCAGCTCCTTGACGTTCCATTTTCAGAAGAGGAAACTTGAAATTCTCCTCCGTCTTGGTTGTAATCATACAAAGCCAAATTTACAATAATACTGTCAAATTTTTTCATATCCTTTTCAATCATCTCCTCTGTGTAATTGTCTGGATAATTTCGGTAAAGACGTACATCTTGTTCTGCCTGTGAAATAAGCTGTTCCAAAAACTTATCTTCTTTTTCGGCGGAAACATCAAATTGTCTCAACCGAATCTTCAACTGTTCTAATCTTGAGTGAGTCATACCCTCATCTCCTACAATTCCATCTTCTCAATGAGAAGTTTTTTGATGTCTGAACCGTTTAAATACTCTGCACCATCAATTCCTTGTCCCTCTGCCAGCTTCCGAAGTTCTTCCACTGGCATACGGTGAATGTCGGTTTTTGTAATTTTCCCTTCTTCCTGTTCTAAAATTTCCTGTTTGTTCATAAAATCAGCCGGAGAATCTATTTCTTCTCCGGCTTTATACCATCGTCCGCCTTTTTTGATACTATGTGTAGCAATCATGTAACCACTCCTTACGCAACCTTCATAACAACAACGCTGTCCATACCCTCAAAAGTAGGAAGTCCAATCATGGAAACTACACAATGTGTGTTAATTGGATGATTTGTGGTATATGAATATACTGAAATACCTGTTTCTACGAGAGAAAGATTTCCATCTGTCAAACTTCCACTTCTCTCTTCCGGTGTTCTACCAAATGTATAATCACCAAGATATACTCCGGCAGATTGAGCAGAAACAATGTTTGTTGGAATGAAATACTTTGTATTTCCTTCTTCATCAAT